TTATAAAAAATTTTCGTATCTTGAAATGGATTCTGTTTCCATTTTTTTAGATACGTGTAGATAAACATTTGCGGTCATATTGATCGTGTGATGGCCTAATCGTTCTGAAACAAATTTTATATTAGAGCCGCTTTCTAAAAGATGTACAGCGTGTGAATGTCTTAGCGCGTGCGGTGATAATTTAGGAACATCGGCTAATGTACATATTGTTGTGAAATACGTTCTGTAGTTACACTGTTTTAAGAAGTCGCCTTTTGAATCTGTGAATACAAACTCTTTATTCAATATGAAAGCGTTTGATTTTAAAGAGTGTTCAATTTTCTTTATTTTAAAGCTTTTCAAGAGTTCGATACATTTTTTATCAAGTATAATTGTTCGATAGCTTGATATGGTTTTGGGAGTGGTAATAAAATTTTGATTGTTTTCACGGTATAAAGTTTTGCTCACTGTGAGTTTATCTTCTGTGACATCTTCCCATTTTAACGCTAACGCTTCACCCAGCCTTAATCCAGTTCGAGCAAGTAAAAAAGTAAGTACATAATATTGATAGTTAATGAAAGGTTTTGTCCCTTTATAAGATTCAGCGGTTACTAAAAGATTTTGTAATTCTCTTTTTTCAAAGAACTGAATCGCTGTTTTTCTCTTTTCCGTTTTAGGGTATTTAATATTTTTCATAGGATTAGAATCTATTAATTTAAAGTCGTTAACAGCATCCTCTAAAGCGCTATTAAAAGTTGAACAATAAGATTTAGCAGATTCAATTGATAGATGAGTGCACATTTCGTTTACCCAATTTATGCAATCTATACGACGAATTTCTGTTATTTTATAATAAGCAAATTGTGGTAGAATGTGTAAACGAATTGCTCTATTTAATTTTGCCAAAGTTGATTTTTTAACTTGTTTTTCTTTTAATTTTATCCAACTGCTTAGATATTCCTGAACTAAAATGTCTTTGTTATGTTGTACAACTAGTCCTGAATTTAGCTTTCTTTCTAGCTCGTTTGCTGCAGCTTGTGCATCTCTTTTAGTTCTAAATCCGCTTTTTGAAACTTCTCTAAATTTTCCATTTTCTTTGTATCGAATGCGATAGCGCCATTTTCCATTAGGTTGTTGTTTAATACTTGCCATAATTGATTCTCCTAGTAAATTATTTTTCCAAAGATGAATAAAAAATCTTCGACATGGTACTTTTGATAAAGAGGTTTGTTTTTATTTCCTCGTCTTCGTTTTAGTGATGTATAGATTTCGTTCCCGTATTTTTTTACAACTATCTCAATTCCAAATTCTGTTTTAATAACGTAAAATCCCGCCTTGGTAATATCTTGAGTCAGTTGAATATAAACTAATTCGTCAATATGAAAGAAAGCTATGTCGTCTTTTACAATACCTATTAAATCATAAGTATGTGGAATATCCATTTCATTCACTAAAACTTCCGTATTAATAAAAGTCGTTTTTGATGGCTGCGTAGTGATTTCCAAAGAAACGGATAAAGGGAGTATTTTAGCTTTTTTTCTCTGGGAAAATAATTTTTGTAAATCTGTTTGTTTACACATAATGCACCTCTTTTTCGAATGTATGTTCTTTTTTAGTTGTAAAATAAAAGCTAAAAAGCTTTTATTTTTTTGTATTTAAAAGTTTAGCTTTTTCAAGCCTTTTTTGAAAAGTTTCAGATGAGGGATAATACATTAAAGCTTGATTAAGTACTTTTATTTCAGAAGAATAATCTTTTTGTTTTCTATAAATAATAGCTAATCTAGTAAAAATGTTAGGGGGAGGGCAATTTGAGAACATTTTATCTTTTAAAGATAATCTTAGTGCAGATTCATAGGCTTTAATAGCATTCGGATAATCTTTATTTTGTTCATACGAGTATCCTAAATGTTGATCTTCCACAAAATCGCCAGTAGATTTAAATGGTATAATTTTCCCATTAACTTGAGTTCTTTTTTTATCTTGGTAAGAATATTTGATATTTCCATTTTTATCAATTGTTTTGAAGGCTTTGTGATTTCTTATAATATATTCATATTTTTCAATTGTTTTTCTACCTAATTCAGAAATAATCCATTTTCCAATAATATAATTTTTTGAAATTAAGAAATCAAATTGTTTATGGAAATCTATCCCGTATTCATATAGAAAATATAATGGGATGTTTTCTTTATTTGTACGTGGATTACATATCCACCACAACATTATGATGTGTCCAGGCAATAATCCGTTATTTAATTTTTTCATATTTTCTTTTGGAACTATAACTGAAGGAAAAGTTTTGTATTCAGCTAGTATTCTTTTACACTCTTCTTCGCTAGGTAAAAAAGGAATTGTTTCATATTTTTCCTTGATATAAAATTTTTCTAATTGTTTTTTGTAAGACTGCAAATTAGTAAAAAATTTCATAAAATTAAAACTCCTTATTAATAATAACTGTTATAACTATCAAAATTTGCCGTTTCTTCTAAATATTTCCAATCTACATAGCGCTCAGCCCAGCTAGGAATACCGCAACTTCTCAATAAACATTCTTTAGTTGGGTATTCTGCTAGGTTTACACCATATAATAGAATTTCTATCATGAAGCAATTAGCTTCATACTCATCACCTTGAGCTATAAAACGCATGTTATTACGTGTTAGCTGGTCGGCGTTATTAGTATGCCCACAACAGTGATGACCTAACTCATGAATACAAACTATATATTCCTCTTCTTCTGAATTTCTTGTGTTTAAAAGCAACATAGGTGCACGATTCAATACTGAACGGAAACCTAGAATATTCTTCCCTAAATCCATGTAATAAATAGGTACTCCTAAATAATCACAAAGTTCATAAGGATTGCTTGTATTATATTTTTCTATTAATTTATGAGCTAGTTTTCTAATACGTTGTCTCGACATAAAAGAAACACCTCTTTAAGCTAAATCGTCATGATTGTTTTTTCGATAATCTTTGCGAGTAAATTTCTTTTTGGCGATAAGCTTGGATTGACGTACAACAAACTCTAAAGCTTCAGCTAGTAGTTCAGCATCTTCTTCGTCGATTTCTTCACCATCATTTTTAAAATAAGCTAAGGTATGTTTGTTAGTTAATCCATCTTTCATTTCGGATAACATTTTTTGTACATCTCGTTCATTCTTAGCTGAGAACTGTGGGGTGTCTGTACGACCTAATAAATAGTCAATAGTAACACCAAAGTAGTCAGCAACTATACTTAATTTGTCTGTTCCAGGAGTTCTATTTTTCCATTGATAAATTGTATTTTTCGGAAAACTTAATTCTTCTTCCAATCGAGAAACACTTATGCTTCGTTTTTTACAAAGTTCTTTAATTCTTTCTAACAAATTCATAAACCTTCACCTCAAAGTAAGCTTAAATAACAGCTAAAAAAAATATTAGTTTTCTATTGACAACTAATAAAAACGTTAGTATACTGTATTCATAAGCTAGTTAGTTAGCTAAAAAAGACAAAAGAATAGCGTAGTGATGAACCTAAACGTTTGGCGACGGATAAAGGTTGAATATAAGGCTTATTCACAGTCTTATTTAGCTATGCACTTATACTAATATATATATTAGTGTTTGTCAACATATTAGCTAATAAATTAGCTAATTCAAAACTAAACATAAGGAGGATGTCAAATGTATGTGACAGATTTTGCTGAATTAGCTGAAGTTATGATGAAGCGTAAACAACTTAAGTTAAAAGATATTGCCGAGCATATTGGAACATCATCAGTTTATGCAAAGCAAATAATTGAAGGGTACCAACGTGGAGAAAAAGCAGATTCTTATAAGTTGAAAATTGCTGATTTTTTAGATATTGATCGAAAATATACAAATGTAAAACAACCCATGTAGGAGGTGTAGCCATGTTTTCACAACCAGAAGTGCCAGTACAAGTTAACGTACAAGTGGATAATCAATATCTTGATAAACATCTAAAAGAATATGTTGAACAATATTGTAAAACTTTTTTACAACCTGAATGGTACACAATGTCGGATATGGAAAAAATCACTCGACACAAACGGGCGTGGATTATGCAAAACATTGTTGATGATCCGTATGTAAAAAAGAATAAGCTAGCTAAAAAAGAAAGTGATAGCGTAAATGCGCAATGGCTGTTTGATGCTGAACGCATTAGACCGTTTTTAAAATGGTTATATATCGAATTGCCTGATTATTAATTTTTTTAAGGAGGAAAAAATGGACAACTTAGTAATTATGAAAAACCAACAAGCAGTAACAACTAGTTTACAAGTTGCTGAAGTATTTGAAAAACAACATAAGCATGTTATTGAAGCAATAGAGGCTAAAATTCAATCGGCCGAAAATTCGGCTTATTACCAAAGTATGTTTGTTGAGGGAGAATATAAAGATTCTCGAGGTAGAAAACAAAGATTGTACTACATGAATCGAGATGGCTTTTCTTTCATTGCATTTGGATTCACTGGGAAAAAAGCAGATTCATTCAAACTGAAATACATTGAAGCTTTTAACCAAATGGAGGAACTGCTCAAAACTCAATCCAACTTACCGATTAATAACACAGAATTGTTATTAGAAGCTGCGTTAAAACATGAACGTGGATTGACTCTTGTAAATCAACGTTTAGATAAGCTAGAAACAGAAACAACAATTAATAGAAGCCAACAACGAAAGATACAAGGACTAGTTTCATCAACTGTTATCAAAGTATTAGGTGGCAAAAAAACATCGGCTTATAAGGATTCAAGTATTAAGCAATCAGCATTTAGTAATTGCTATAAACAATTGAAAGCATTATTCGATGTAGCCTCTTATGTAGATATTCCAAAAGTTCGATATGAAGAAGCATTAACTCTAATTCCTAAATGGAAGCCTGACTTGGAATTACAAGCAAGAATTGATATGGCTAATGGAAACAGAGATATGTTTAAAGAAGTGAGCTAGATCAGTAAATAAAAATAAAAGGATAAGCCTAACTTATCCTCAGTTAAAAGTAGTATCAACAATGATTGCTTTTGGATTCATATCATTCTTAATGGATTCAATGATTTCTAAAACAGAAGATTTGTAGTAGTAAGTTTTGCTTGATGCGATTATTTCATTTTCTTCAGTTTTAATCAAAAAATAGTATTTTTTATCAGAAGCTCGTTTAATCACAAAAAACATTTTTGCACCCCGCTTTCAATTGAATTATATCAAAAAAGTATAGGAGGTTAACCATGAAAGCAATCCGAGAAGCACGATTGATAGGTACATTTTTATTGATGATTGCGCTAGGTGTATTACTGAAAACCCACTTTTCAATGCCAATACTAGCAACGTTAAGTGCACCTTTCTTTATCCATTGGTTTTTTAACTGGGATGAAGCGAAGTATCAATACTCTAAAAAAGGAGGCGATGAAAAATGTATGTAGCTGTGGGTGAAGCTAGTAGAGAAACATATGTGATTGGAGAAACACAAGCGGAAGTCTTTAGAAAATTGCTCGAAGAATATCCATATGTTTCATTTGATGAAGGTGTTTATCCAGAGAGATTAAGCATAGTACAAAAAGAGCCCCAATCGTCTGCAAACGAACAGGGCAAATATTGAACAAAAAAATCAAAAATTATTAACTAAGGAGAGTATATCAAAATGAACGAAAAAATTCAAAATTTATTAATGGAACTTGTAAAAGAATGCCAGAGAGGAGAAGTTGCTCTTGTTTTAGCAACTGTTGATCCAGAAAGAATGGAACCATCCAGTGTTTTACTTGCAGGTTCTTTGCCTGAACAAGCAATTGCATTTAATGAATTATTTGAAAAATTTAAAGAAGAAGCACTTGCTCATGATTGTAATTGTCCGCATTGTAAACAAATAAAAGAAGCACTTATTGGTGCAGAATCATCTTCAACTAAACAAAATAATGAGGAAAAACTAGATATATTGTTAAAAGATTTTTTACGAGGTGAGTTGTAATGATTGAAGTAAGAGGTTTAGGTAACGACATTTACGAATTAATGCTAGCAAACGCACAGAATAACATTGTCCAATCTGTTCGGACATCTGCATCTTATGGCAATACAAGTTGTGTGGTAAGCAGTAAAGGAGCTACAAAACCATTTTTAGATCAATTACAAATACAAGGTGTCGATTATATCGAATTGGAAGATGAAAAAATAAAACTATTTTGGGAGGGGTTGTAATGCCTGAATTTGATTCGCTAGGGGCAAGACAAGAGCCGCCTGAAGAAAAAGAAGTGTTAGAGCTAACGTGGGAATACGATGAGGAGGAAGAACAATGATCGAAGAAATATTACACAGTATCAAGAAAGAACAAGAAATTACAAATAGTTTGTTAGAAATTATCGCTAATAGAATAGAACGAAATCGTAAATCAGTGGTTTATTCTTCGGATAATTCAAAGGATGATCTTTTAAAAAGAATTGAAGAACTATCCGAAGAAAACATACTTTTGAAGAGTCGAGCGGAACAAGCTGAAAAGTCATCGAATATAGCTAATGATGAACTTTCTAAATTAAGAATGAGTATCTTTAGTAATCGAAGAATCGGATAGAAACAACTTAATGCTATCTAATTCAAAACCAATAAAATCTGTGTCAAAGCGATTGTTTTTGTATACTTTTTCAATCATTGATAAACAGGATGTGTCCATTTCTAGTTCTAGGTGACCGAGAATCGGTTTGGTAGGAAATATACCAGTAACAATGTCGTAACAGCTATTTTTATTTAGCAAAAGAAAATTAATAGAATGTCTCGTTTCGTCAATCATCAGTACAACATCTGATTTAAGTTTGATAAAAATGACATTTTCTCCACAAAGATAAGTTTTTACTTCGATGAATTCGCCATCAATAGTTTTTTGTAGTTTTGGCTCCATCAAATAATCATACATTAAAATCACTCCTTTAAGGAAAGTGTATCAAATTTATAATACGAACAAAAAGAGAACAAGGAGGTAAGTACGATGAGCAAATCAACGCTTGAAATGACTCACGATGAGTGGTTATTAGATCGTTTAAAGGGTATAGGTGGATCAGACGTTGCAACGATTTTAGGCTTGAATCAATATAAATCCGCTTATCAATTATGGCTAGAAAAAACTGGTCAAATAGAGCTAACCGAGACAGATAGTGAGCCAGCTTATTGGGGAACTATTTTAGAAGAAGTTGTTGCGAAAGAGTTCCAAGAAAGAACAGGAAAAAAAGTTCGTCGTAGAAATCAAGTCTTCGAACATTCGCTCCATCCTTTTTTAAGAGCAAATATTGATAGAGAAGTGGTTAGAGAAAATGCCATTCTAGAATGCAAAACTGCAAATCAATTTTTAGCGAAAGAATGGGCAGGAGACGAAGTGCCATTGAGTTATCTTTGCCAAGTTCAGCATTATATGAATGTTTTGAATAAAGACTATTGTTATATTGCAGTTTTAATTGGTGGTCAGAAATTTATTTGGAAACGAGTAGAACGTGATCAGGAATTAATCGATGTACTGACCGAGCAATTAGTTGATTTTTGGGAAAATAACGTAATCAAAGGCGTTGAACCTATTATTGACGGAAGTAAGGCAACAGCTGACTTTTTAAAGGATAAGTATAGCGACATAGAAGAAACGCAAACTACTTTACCTGCTTCGTTTGACGAATTGATAGATCAAAAAAATGAAATGAAGAAAACCAAAAAAGAGTTGGATGTAGCTATTAGAAAAATTGAAAATGAAATAAAAAGCGAATTGGGAAAAAGAAATGCAAGCATTGGTATTACCAAAAAATATATTGTTGAGTGGAAGGAAATACCTACTAAAAGATTGAACAGTAAAAAGATTGCTGAAAAATATCCTCAAATTGCAGAAGATGAAGAAATATATATGGTTACTAAGCCACGAAGATTAATAGAAAAGGAGATTAAGTAATAATGGCAACAAACGAAACCTTAAAAAATCAATTATCACAACAAAATCAAAAACAAGTTCCTGCGAATCAATTAGGTTTAAAAGGATTAATGAATACTCCTACTATGAAGCGGAAATTTGAGGAAGTTCTTCATGAAAATGCTAATGCTTTTATGTCAAATGTCATGACCTTAGTTTCTAATGATAGCTACTTGGCAGAAAGCGAGCCAATGTCTATCTTAAGCGGGGCTTTAACAGCTGCTACATTAAATTTAGGATTAGATAAAAATCTAGGTTATGCCTATCTCGTACCATTTAATACTAAAAATAAGCAGACTGGCAAATGGGAGAGGAAAGCCCAATTTATTTTAGGATATAAAGGGTATATTCAATTGGCTCAACGGTCAGGTAAATATAAAGCATTAAATGTTATTGAAGTCTACGAAGGAGAGTTACTGAGTTGGAACAGGTTAACGGAAGAATTTGAATTTGATCCAAACGGTAGACAATCAGACGATGTAATCGGATATGTTGGATATTTTGAACTATTAAATGGATTCAAGAAAACTGTTTATTGGACCAAACAAGAAATTGAAGCTCATCGAATCGTAAATAGCAAAGACAAAGAAAAAACAAAATTGAGCGGTGTCTGGGCTACAGATTATAATGCGATGGCTCGTAAAACAGTATTAAGAAATATGTTATCAAAATGGGGAATTTTATCTATCGAAATGCAAGAAGCGACAACTTCAGATGAAAAAGTTCAACAAATGCAAGAAGATGGAACTATTATTTCCGAAACGGAAGTAGAAGAAAATACTACGCTGAAAACAGCAGAAGTAATTAATGAAGCTAATTCAGATTCATTGAATCAAACAGATTTATTTGATACTAAAAATCCACCATTAGAGTAAAGAAGGAGATGTAATGGCAAGACCTGCAAAAGAAGGTTTGGATTATTTTCCTCTTGATGTTGGAATTTTTGAAGACGAAAAAATAGAAGCTATTGCTGGGGAATTTGGTATTAAAGGAGAACTTGCGGTAATCAAACTGCTTTGTGCGATATACAAAAAAGGATATTTCATTTTGTGGGATGATTTATCGCAAGCAACTCTTTTAAAACGCCTGCCTGGAGTAAGTAAGGAAATGCTCAATCAAATAGTGAACCGCTTAGTCTTATGGGGATTTTTTGATAAAGAACTGTTTGACTCGGTCAAGGTGCTTACGAGTGAGAATATCCAAGCGACATTTTTCGAAGCGACAAAAAGACGGAAAACACCAAAACCAACTAAATATATAGTTAATGTCAACAGTAACTCTCAAAGTGAAACAGTTAATGCTGACATTAATACACAAAGTAAAGTAAAGGAAAGTAAAGTAAATAAAAGTAAAGTAAACAAAAAAGAAACAGAAAGTTGCATCAATCCGTCGTCACCTGAAACGTCGGTTGAAAAAGCATTCTTTGAAGAGCCGTTAGGTGAAGAAAAGCTAACGGAGTTAATCCGCTATTATTCACAGAATGTAAGTCCTGCTACTCCTGTTAATATCACTGATTTACAATATGATCTTGCTGATTTTGACGGAGATCTCGAGTTATTGAAAGAGGCTGTTAATATCTGTGCTAGAAATAATGAACGAAGATATAGCTATTTTGCTGGTATTTTGAAAAATTGGCGAGCAAATGGTGTAAAAACATATGCTGATTATCTAAATAACGAGAGAGAACGAGCAGATAAAAAAACACAAAATAAGCAATATCAAAATAAACCTGTTCGGCAAGAAAAGGTGCCTGAATGGATGAATCAAGCGAACGGTGAAGAAGAAAAGCTATCACCAGAAGAACAAGCTGAACTTGATAGACAAATAAAAGATTTTTTGGAGGGAAAATGATGAATGAATTAGTTAAATTAGTGGAAGAATGGGCGAAAGAAAAGCGTTTAGATAAAGCGGAACCCGAAAAGCAAATGCTAAAAGTGATTGAGGAAGTCGGAGAAGTTGGCGCTGCATTGGCAAGAAACAACGAAAACGACCTAAGAGATGGTATTGGTGATGTGGTTGTGACGTTAATTATTCTCGCTATGCAAAATAACATGGATTTATATGAATGCTTAAATCAAGCATATAGCGAAATTAAAAAACGCCAAGGAAAAATGGTAAACGGAGTATTCGTCAAAGAAGCCGATTTGTAAGGCTCGAGGTGGAAGAGATGCGAATTATCCTACCGATTGAGCCCAAGCCACAAAGCCGCCCAAGGTTTGCAAGACGTGGGAATTATGTCCAAACCTATGAAGATAGCGCTATGAGAGCCTATAAACAAAAGGTAAAAGTGTATCTACGAAAGGCAAAACCAAAATTGATTGAAAAAGGGCCAATCATGGCGCACGTGACGTTTTATGTACAAGCGCCTAAGTCAGCTCTAAGTAATAAACAGAAGCGATTAGACGTAAAATTAGAGCGCAAATACTGCGATAAAAAGCCAGATTTAGACAACTATTTTAAAGCAGTCACGGATGCTGCAGAAGGTATTCTCTACAAAAATGATGGGCAAATTGCTGTGATGGTTTGCCAAAAGTTGTACAGTATGCGACAGCGAACAGAAATTGAAATTATGAGTTTGGAGGAAAAGGAATGACGAAAAACAAACTCAGAGAAACAAAAAGAGCCATTCGTCATAGAATTCTTTTTTTGACTGGTGATGATGAATCGTGGATGAATAATTCAGAAATCGTGGAAGAGGTCCAGAGATTATCAAAACAACTGAATTCTAATCTTATAAACGATAAGCGACCACTACCAAAAATAGATCCCGATAAGCTAACGAAAGAAGAATACCAGCGCTTATTAGACTTAGGTTATCAAGTAAACGATATTAAGAAAGCTCTCGGACTGGGAACAACCACATTTCAAAACTGGCGAAAGGCAAATGGCATAGAAAACATAATTAAGCGAAAAGAAAATAACAAAGTAGAGGAGAACAAACGCATGAAATTTAATTTAAATACAGCAACGTTACTTATTTCAAACAATTTTGGAGTGAAAGCAGAGGAATGTTTAACGATCTCAAAAAGCGGTCTGGCTTTAAGTGGTCCAGTAGTACAACGCTTGAACAAACCAGAATGGGTTCAACTATATTTAGACGAACAAAACAAAGCGTTATTTGTTTTGCCGTGTGAAGCAACTGCAGAAGGTGCAAGAAGTTGTGTAAGTCCTAAAGCAAATAAAAAAACAGGCTATCGAAAAAGCTGGAATGGTCACGTGTTAAGAAAAGCTGCCGAAGTTGTAGGCTTTAACATCGAAACAGATGTTTACCATGTAAAACCAGAAGAAGTGGAAGGACATCCAAACGCTTTAGGATTTGATTTGACAAAGGCGGTCAAAGTGAATGGGTAAAACTAAATCTAAAATCAAAAAGAAAAAACGCCGACTTAAAGAAAAAGCTATCGCAAACGGCACATACAATAAACGAGGTAAAAACGATGACGTGCATAAAATGCAAGGGACAGATGATTGTCTGGGAAAAAGATAGATTCGGTCATGCGAAAGCAATGCCTTGTCCGTTATGCAACAAAAGTGGGCAAGGTGTTGCGAAAAAGTTAGCTGAAATAAAGAAGAAATAAACGAAAGGAGTGGAGGTTTGGTCGACCACAAAGGATTCTTTACTCCTTTGAAATGATGAATAGTTACCAAAAGAAAAAGAAACGCAAAACACATTAGAAATACTAAAAGAAGCAATGGAACTTCTGGAAAATAAAACAAGCAGTTCATTTACTGAACCAGAACAGCTGTCATTATTTTAGAAGTGGATCCAAGAAGGCAAAGTGCAAAATCAGTGCGTGTTTTTGTCTGTTTTACGTTTCTTTATGGCTGGAAGGCTAAACCATAGAAGCAGAGCTGCAGGGAAAAATAGCAAGAAAACGCCTAAACTGATTTTATGTAATAAAAAGGCAACAGCGGAGGCTAATTATGAAATTAATCTATGTTTTAACTGGAAAAGAAGAAAATAAAAACTATGTAAAAAAATTTGTTGGGAATTATTGCAGTTTTGGACCTAAAGAGGATGCAAAAGCATTTACTAGTGAAGAAGCTGAACAGATGAGAAAACTGTTAGAGAATAGTGTAGGCAATGCGTTTGTTATTGATGATGACAGAGTATTATCACAAGGAGGATAAAAAATGGATGCATTAGAAGTATTACAAAAAATTCAAGAGTTAAAGGAAATATACGGTGACATTGAAGTTATGGTGAAATCGAATAGTGAAGGCAATGAATTTTTTAAGAAAATAATTGACGTTGATTTGCAAGCTGGAATGATTGACGAAGAAGGCGAATTTATTGATGAGAAAGTCATTTTAATTATTTGTGAGTAGGAGAGAAAGTGAATGATCTATATAAAAAATTTTATCCATGATGTTGATTCATCAACAATTACCTTTGAAGTAGAACGTGATGGGGTGACGAATTACGTAGAAACTAGAGATACTGGTTATGGAACGACTTCTATAGATATTAATGATTTTACTGAAGATTGGTCAGATTCTGAATACAATCAATTAGAAGAGTTTTTAAACGGTTGTCAAGAAATAGTGCATTCGTTTCATCGTTGAAAGATTATATCGTAGGTGTTGAAATTATTGATTTTGTAGAGGAGGAAACAGAATGAAATACAAAATTGCAGTAACTGAAACAATGAGTGCAACACGATATATTGAGGTCGAATACGACGAAGATATTGATGAATTGTTACATGATGTAGAAAATTCGCCTTATGAAGAAAATGTTGCGAGTATTTTGGAAGAATTAGGAGCAACTATTTTAAAAGAAGATCAGCCAATTGTAGGTAAAATAGGCGATTGGGAAACTGAATCATTAGACTATAGTGTAATGGAGGTAAAATAAATGAAATTTTACGAAATTAAAGACCCGTATTTTGCATTAATCGTTGCTGAAGATGAAAAACAATGTTTAAAACTTTACAAGGATATTGTTTGCGAAGTAGAAGACGAAAAAGAATTTTTCGATGATATGAAAACAATTGATAAATACGAGGCGTTCAAAATGCTTGCTAAAAGTCATATTGAAGATAGTGGAGAATTGGGCGTAGAAGAAGCTTTCAATCAATTAGAAAATCTTGAAGAAGACGGCGAAGTATTATTGATTGACGGCAGCTTGATTTAGGAGGAGTAATCGTTGCTTACTACTCTAAAAGTCTATAAAGAAGGCTTCAACGAGAGCATAAAAATTGGTGAGTCAGTTGATTATGCGGGTGATAAATATATTGTTATCCGCATACTTGAAATAAAAAAATTGTATTTCAGTAAGTCGGTAAGACTAGAACTTAGAATCTTAGTACAAAAAGTAGGAGTAACAACTAATTATAACAAATATAAAAAACAGGCGCAGGTAATTGAACATTACGATCAGAGCAAAGAAAACGAAAGAATGAAAAAAGTCGGAGATATTGTAATTTTGGATAAGAAAATTGCTTATGAAGTAATTTCAATTAATAGTATTCACTATGAGTTTGTTGATTTGGTTGTTGAATATACTGTACAAATGGTTGTTCCGTGGTCGGAACAAGAAATAAATAAAGCACTGAAAGAAGAGCGCAAAAGTACGTTTAAGGTATTGGAAGGTGGAAAGTAATGAATAAACAAGAATTGATTGAAGAGTTAGAATGCTTAGAAGTTCCTACAGATAGTCTTGATTATTTGAAAGGTGCTAACTATGCTGTCGAAAAAGCAATTAGCTTAGCAAAACAACTAAAAGAATCGAAAAAAGCTGTATTACCTAAAAGTGCCGATGAATTTATCAAAGAAGGTTTATCAATGGGGTCTGATAAAGTAGACATTATCGGTTCCGCAGTTTCTTTTTCAAGTTCAATGCCCGATGATGAATTTTCTTTGTGGTTTAAGTCGAACAGAGATTTATTCGTTGATACATTAGCTAACGGTTACGAAGTCGAGAAAGAACCGCTTTATTATGTTTTATTATCAGACAAAGGGGCGACCAACATAGGATATACTTTTTTAAATTTAGCGGGAACAATTGATTTTACGATATGTAAGGAAAAGGTGGATATGTTAACAGAAAATCAAATCAAAGCAATTGATGAGCGCTATTGGCCGTTTGCTGTGAAGGTGGAGTAAGAATAGATGAAAGATAAGAAATTTTCACCTCTAACAATTATTTGTGTGATTATAGGCATATGCTGGGTTGTCTCAATTGTGGGAATCGGATATTTTATTTCACATCCAGAACTAATTGGACACTGGTTTAGTCGTTTAATAAGTGGGTTTAAATAGTTTTGAAACCAATGTATTTTAGTTTTTACAATCGATAGTATAAAAAACTACCTAGTTTCCGCTAGGTAGTTCTGTAAGAAATAATATTAAGTTTATTTTTTTCAATATCTTTATATCAAATTGATTATAAAAAATCAAGTACAAAAAAGCCAACCGACCACTGGTTGACTAAGAAGAATATTTTACCAGAAAAGTGGTAGCTTGTGATATGTGAGGTTACTTTGCCCCAAACATTGGTCACAATAAAAATATTTTATCACGAGGTAAAATAATTGCCAATAAAAAACAGCCGTATAACTGGCTGTTTAGATAGATTTGGAATAGAATTCCTATGCTTCACAAATATTTTATAGCAAATTACTGTTAATTTGTAAAGAAAATTAGTCGTTGAGAAAACGATTAGTTTAGCTGCTTATTAGTGGTAAAAAATAAACGGATAATTTTATTATAAATATAAAATAAAGATCAACTAATTGCTTTTAGTTGACCTTTAACAAAAACTGGATATTTAGTTTGTGGATAATATGTGGATAACCTTGTGGAAAAGTCAGTATTATTATACCACAAAAGGAGCGATTTCACTTGATTAAATTGCTAAAAGAAGTAGATTTTCGACAAACAAAAGCGAATGCCAGAAATGTGTTGAAGAATTTTAGACGTTTAGAGCGAATAGCTGGTCGCTCTTTGATAGATTTAAAATCACCAATTATTACAAATATGCCTAAAATCCAAAGTCACGGGAATAAAGCAGAAGATGCGCTAGTACAATTAGCAGATGTAGAAGCAGAAAGAGATGCAATTTTATCTGCGCTTATGGCATTAAGTCTTATTAGTCGTCAAGTGCTATATTATAGTTTTTGCGATGTAGAAAAACATACCAATTGGGAAATAGGGCAGTTAATACGTGGATATGGTGAAAAAAATGTTGAGAAGTTAAAATCTAATGCTTTGATCGAATTTGCTGAAGCCTATAAACACGGAATTTTAGTTGTTTATAAATAGAAAATTTTGTAGGGTTTTTGTAGGGAATTTGTAGGGATTTTATTCGGAAATCCATGTTATTATGGTAATGTCGAAAGATAAGGAAACGAGGTAATGCATGCTTACCTATCTTAGCTCCGTTTCACTTATCTTTTGAGGCTACCTATAAAAATAAAGAATAAGGATGTGGAAAGTCCAGTTCTTTCTGTCTCGTTTAGTCATAGGTAGCAAAATATTGCAATAAACTTGACATTAAGCTTACACGTAGACGTATGTTGCAAGCGCATGTCAAGATAGCGCTATGTAAGTTGCAATGATCATTCACAAATTATACGTTCTCAATTTAAAGAAATGGGGTGTAATTCCTCTCTCTTTTTTCTACAGGTTTGTGAGTGACAAATAGTTACTAGAGATGCAGTAACTACCTGATGCAGGATAAAACATAATAGGCGTGGTTAGGCGCGGTATTCTAGCCCAGCATCTGAAGAAGATAAGAACATTAACCAGAACTCTGCGGCAGCTGCTTACGCACGAGAGCAATTCCTAAACTCATAGAGTAGCAGCTAGGTACGTTTAGGATAAACTTGATCAATTGTTTTTGCTGGTGTTTGATTGATTAGTCACTGTGGCGGAATAGGTAGATACATTAGTACTCCCAAAAGATATCAGCAGAGTGCGGGGCGTAGCCCAAATTAGGGTAGATATCATGCAGGGTGCAAATCCTTGCCAGTGACATTGAGATTACGGTAGACAATCTCAAAAATGGCATAGTGGGAAGATCCTTTCGGTTGGCGTGTAGCATCTGGGATGCAACGAGCATATAGCGAGATAAGAGGCAGGTTCGATTCCTGTCACGCCAATAGGTAGCTTTGCTACTTAAATAAAAGAATCGTCAATAGATGTTTCTGCTACATTCACGGTGAGGCACTAGCTTGCAAGTGCCTCTTTTTTATCTGGTAGAAGAATGAAAAATTATGTATAATAACTGTTGTAGAAAAGTGAAAAGATGGTGGCTAATCGCTTGAATAAAGGGGTGATGCCTATGGTTCATAGCTTTATTCCTAGAAGGGAATAGGCATGTCTGTATTTGAAGCATTATTGCTAATGATTGCATTTGCGACATTGGTATTGCTGATTATAGACCATACGAACACAAAAAAATAACCATCTAACACTTTGACAGGTCGTAGATGGTTATCAAAACTAATTTATGACAGTCACCGTCTTTTTAACGGTTCTACATTAGGGCGTGTTAGTAGCACGTCCTTTTTCTGTATACATTATATCATGAAACAAAATAAATTCAATCGAGACTACTCAACGTAAGTAAGTGGTCTTTTTTCGTACATAAAAAAGCCACTAGGACAGGGGGCCTAGTGGCTAGGGTAGCAAATATTATTAGTCGTAAGTGTGCAACAACAATAATTTTTATAGGAATATTTAATCAACATCATAATACTATTATTATAAGGAGTTGCTACCCAGAACTATTATATCAAAGCCTAAAATAATTTTGCAATAAAAAAGTTATACATAAAAACAGCCACTAGGACAGAGGACCTAGTGGCTAGGGTAGCATAGGTTAATTTATCTTATCACGCAACATCGAGGTTAAACTAGAATATTTAAAGTAGATTAACAAATTATTTTAAGGAGCAGCTACCCATAAATAGTATAACAAAAGATAATTTATTGAATCAAGTACATAAAAATAACTAGGAGAGAAATATATGAAAAGCTATTGGTATGTATCGCTAACACATAAATATCCACAGTCGAATCGCTCAACTGATTCAATGCGTGTTGTAATGTCTGTGCAGATAAAAAAGAATGCTTCGATTGTTGAAATGACAAGAGAAGCCACACCGAAAGAGATTGATTCTTGTAAGCTTGTTTATTGTGGGTATGGTAGTTGGAAAGATAAGCATATACTAGAAAATGTAGAGAAGTATATGAGTTAATAAGTTATTAAATAGAAAGGCGGTGAGGTCATGGCGAAGTACACAGAGTGGCTAACCGAGGAAGGGTTAATCAAAATTGAAGGATGGGCACGAGATGGCCTCATCGATAAGCAGATAGCCCAGAATATCGGAGTATCCGAACGAACATTTACCGATTGGAAAAAGAAATTTTCTTCCATTTCTTCCGCCCTTAAAAAAGGGAAAGAAGTTGTCGATCGTCAAGTGGAAAATGCATTGTTTAAGAGTGCTACAGGCTACGAATATACCGAAGTTACAGAAGAATTAACAGAAAAAGGTATGGAAATTACAAAAAAGGTTACAAAACAAGTAGCTCCTAATCCAGTTGCGGCTATTTTCTGGTTGAAAAATAGAAAGCCAGACGAATGGCGAGATCGAAAAGAAACTCAAATTTCTGGCGAAATGTCTGTTAGCAATCCATTCGCTAATTTATCTGAAGAAGAATTAAGAAGGTTAGCTGAAGATGATGGATAAAATTGTTTTAGGTGCAAAGTTAGAATTATCCCGTCGTTATTTTTAGGACTATTGCAAATTAATGGCATCTGATTTTTACAAACAAGATAGAGTGTACTTAAAAGAATTATGCAATGATTTACAAGAATTCATTTATGACAGTGAAGATAATGTACTAGTTATTAATGAACCACCAAGACATGGAAAATCAAGAACTGCTGGTAAATTTGTAGAATGGTTATTGGGAAATGACAATCAAAAAAAGATAATGACGGGTTCATATAATGAAACATTATCTACAACATTTTCTAAAAGTGTGAGGAATACTGTTCAGGAAATAAAAGCAGATGAAAGCAGGATAGTATTTTCAGATGTATTCCCTGGTGTAGAGATAAAGTCTGGTGATGGTGCCATGAACTTATGGAGTTTGGCTGGAGGATATAACAATTATCTAGCAACGTCACCAACTGGGACAGCTACAGGATTTGGCGCAGACATCATTATTATTGATGATTTAATTAAAAATGCCGAAGAA